GTAGATGAAGCGCATCCGTCTCCGTCTGATTCGATCAAACAATCCACTCTCAGTGTCAATTAGACCTCCTTCCAATAAGGCCGGCAAGTATTGTGACATCTTGTCGAACATGTTAGGGGCAATTTGCATCTGAGCAAAGAAGTTGACGGCTCCGCCTGTGCCTGCGATCCCGATGGCATCGTTAACAGCCACAGCAATTGTGGCGGCTTCGACTCCATCCGTCGGGTAAAGTGTCAACGCGTTAGCTAACTCAAATACGGAAATTAGATTTCCAGACTGAGTGTAGGTTCCGCGAGGCACACTTGCTTGCGCAGACATTGGATGCAGAAGAAAGTTGTTGTACTTAGGAGTAGCAATTTTAACTTTCTTAACCATCTTGATGATGGTACGGACTCTGGGTCTTGAGGGTTTGTTGTTCCTTTGTTTTTGTTTCTTTTTGTTTTGCTTCTTAAGCGGCATTTCATAGATATTTATAAAGATAGATAAATATAGAAATGATAAATAGTGAGTCTTTGGGTTTCTCCCCCTATCACTATTGTACAGGCTGTCCTTTAAGGTCATTCAGCAAAGTTTGGGTGATACTTCATCAATAAAGCCACCCACTCATCAAGTTTCGGATGATTTCGCATTTCCAAAACGAATTGCATAAGGAGACCAGGGTCCATCTTGGGTTGTTCCAATGCTCTAAAGAGAGTTTTGGAACCATCAACTGGATAACTGGTATCGTGGTAAAACAGCTGAGAACAAAATTCGAAGTGATCTGGCTGACAACGTTCATATAATTTGACGTCGTGGCCATATTTACGATATTTTGCGATTGCATCTTCCACGAAACCTTCTATTGAATCATCTCCCATCACTCCGGCATCAGATGCTCCGATAAGTCGAGCAACGGCCCACCGCATAACGCAGTTGAACCTACTTGTCTCGAAGAATCCGCTGAGCATCATGCCATAACGAGTGAAAACATAAAGTTTTCCATTTGGGAGTGAGAAAATTGGATGTGTCACATTCCATAACATCTTCCAACTTAGTCTCCAATGTGCTGAATCTGGATTTGACCCCATGTTCACGAGTGTAATGATGAGAGCAACACACATTTCCCACAATTGAACTGAAAAGTCCCAGTGTTTAATGTCACTGTTGGCGAGTGAAGTTAAATCCCCGTTGGCGATTTGAGAAAAGTATTTGAACAATTCTCGGCAATCTTCGTCAACTGCAAGACCCATTCCGGGCTTGGAAGGGAAGTTTCTCCAACTCGCAATCTCTACAACATGTTGTCGTGTCCACAGACATCGTGCAATAATCTGATCTATGATTGCAATGGATATGATAAGTCTCACTCTCCCTGATTTTAATTTCTCAAGGGTGTGTGGTTCTTTCTTGGCGAATGTTTTCTCAACATCTTTCAAGTCCATTTCCA